CACTTCTGGGCCGAGGACGCGTTCACAGGCGAGGGTCAGGGCATGGGTGGCATCTACTGGCCGCGCGTCATGGCGGACCACCCGACCTTCGACTGGTCGGGCTCGGGCTTCGTCCTGGCCGATCCTGCCACATGGAAACACTTCGTCGACTCGCCGTTCAATCTCCAGGTGCTCTGCTCGGCCTGCCATCGCGCCGCGAAGAGCGTCCCACACTGGCTGGCCGGTCTGCCCGATCCACACCGCGGCGGTCTCGTCTGGCCGTCCAATGCCGGCAGCATCGGCATCCACCACGCTTCATATCCCGAGTACCGAGACCAGCGCCATGCCCGACCCGATGTGCCGCCCTTCCGCGTGCCGCCGGGGCAGCCGGTGATCCCGGTTCCGCCGCATGTCCTGATCCCAGAGGTGGCCCATGTCTGACCCGATCCTTCCCAAGCTCGGCTGTCGGCCGCCCATCAACAAGCCTGCGTTGACCCTGTCGGACTTCTTCACCGGAGTCCTGCCGGCGACGCCGCCGGTCGATTACCTGGGCTACCGGTCGACCTGGCCCTGGTGGCTCAACAACCTCAAGGGAACGTGCGTCGCTGCCACCTGGGCGGCCGTCAAGGCCCTCGTCTCGGCGATCCTGGGCGGCAGGGAGATCATCCTGACCGACGCCGAGATCGTCGCGATCTACAAGACCCAGAACCCCAACTACCCCGCCGAAGACAACGGCATGGACATTCAGACGCTCCTGGAGTACCTCCAGAAGCGCGGCGACATCGTGGCGTTCGGCACGGTCAGCCTCGACAAGCACGACGCCGCCATCTCGATCTTCGGCTTCGTCTGGACGTCGGTCACCGTGCGCGACGCCACCTACGACGACTACAACGCGAGAAGGCCGTGGGACTACCACCCCCTCTCCCCGATCAAGGGCTACCACTCGATCCTGTCCGCCGGCCACAGGGACACCGCGGCCGACGACGTGCGGATGGAGACCTGGACCCGCGAGAACGGCCTCACCCAGGCGTTCTGGGCGCACGACGTTGGCGGGACCTGGGGCGTCATCCTGCCCGAGCATCTCAAGTCCAAGGAGTTCATGGCGGGCATGGATCTGCCAGCCCTGGCCGACGCCTTCCAAACACTGACAGGCCGCGTCCTGCCCATCCCGGAGGACAACATGCAACCCGGAACCTACGACCTCATCGGCTCGCTGAACATCACCTCGGACCACCAGGCTTTCCGAATGAAGGACGGGACGCTCACCCCGATCCTTCCTCGTGGCGCGACGCCGGTCGTGGGATCTGGAACGGCTAACGGCCCCGACGCCGTCTGGTATCTGGTCGTCGCCGGCGATCTCGTCGCCTTCGGCAAGATGTTCAACGGTGCGAAGACGGGCGACTACACGCCGCTACAAACCGGTCCCACCACTTTCGTCATCACAGGCACCGTCGGCGGGACTCCCGTCGCGAAGTGGGGATAGGAGAGCCATGAAGACCATCGGTTCCATCGTCGCCACGATCCACAACGCGTGGCTGCGTCTCCCGGCGCCCGTCCGAGAGGCTCTCGGCTACTCGGTAGCGATCCTCGCCGCCACTCTGATCGCGATGGGCAAGGCGTTCGCTTGGACCATCCCCGACTCGCCGGCCGCGGCCTGGTCCGAGCTCGTGGCATTCGCCACGATCGCCGCGCCGGTCCTCATGGCTCTGGCCGTTGTGCTGGTGCGATCGAAGGTCGCCCCTGCTGTCATTAGCTGGTTCCTCGGCGCGTTCGGGTATATCCAAGCCTCTGCGAAGGGCGCCCAACCGCCCAGGGCCGATCTTTGGAAGATGACGCCCGCGTTCGCAGACAAGATGGCCGGCCGCTGGCTGAAGACATGATCGTCAACGCCCACGCCGTCCTGCTCGTCATCGCCGTGATCTGCTTCGTGATCGCGGCCCTGGGCGTCAGGACTGACTTCAACCTCATCGCCATAGGGCTGGCGTTCTTCGCCGGCTCGTCCTTGGCGTAACGACATGCTGACCACCCGCGCACTGCCGCGAGAGAGTCTTTCGCCCAAATCACCGAATGCGAGTGAGACGAGTGCGAATGCCTCCAAGGTGGTCCGCGGCTCCGCGGCGCACTATCCGCGGACCACCATCCTTCGCTGCCCGGTGACCTTCGAGGGCCGGCTGATCTGGCTCGCCAATCGCTGGGCCGAAGAGCCGATACCCGAGAGCATGCATGCCGTGGACGGCGTCTTCTTCGGCCAGCCGGACCGCGAGAATTGCCCGGAGCCTGCGAAGCTCGGCGCGGCGCAGTCCACTCCCGACCAGCTGGTCGGCGGTTCCGTTCTCGGTTCGCCGCGGATCCTGCCGGCGTTTGAGCGTTACATTGAGCACAGCGAGACCGAGACCGATGGCGACGGTTTCTATCGCCGCCCCCTGGCCGCGGCCCTGGCTCGGATGAGCCGCGGGGGGGGCCGGCGCCCGGCTCGCGAGCTTGGCGCCCGCACGATCTGGGCTGTGCTCCGCTCGGGCGGCAACTGGCACGTGATCGCGGCGCGCGGCAACTGGCCGATCGAGATGTTCGCTGACTACCTGTCCGCCTCGATAGCCGCGCTGTTTGACCTGTACGAGCCCCGGAGGATCGGTCGATGACGCCGTTCGAGTTCTTCCAGTGGTGCATCGCCGGCGCACTCGGCCTGGTCGTGCTGGCCTTCGGTCTGACGATCGCCATCGTGATGGTCAAGGCGGCATTCATCGCGAAGGGAAAGCCTCATGTCTGACCCCATCGATCTGGCCATCGCCCGTGCCGCCGCTCCGAGGAAGCGCTTCGGAGGGACGATCAACCTGCCGAGCGGCGAGGTCGCGATGATTGACCTGCCCTCGCCCATGAGCGTCGCCGATGGCATGGCGCTGATCGCGGTGCTCTCTCAGGGTTTCGCCCAAGCCACCGCCCCAACGGAGGCGCCAAGTCGTATCATCGTCCCGAAGCACTGAACGGTAACGGCTCCCGTCGTTGGGCCTGAACCCAAACCGCCGGCTAGGTTCTAAGTCGGACGCGCTGGCCGCTAGAAGGACTCCCCGCCAGCCGCAGGAGACCCCCGCAGAATGAACACGCCCGAAACGATGGAGGTGGGGATCCGGGACTCTCTCGATGAGATGGCCGCGGCGATCAAGGCCGCATTGCCCCCCGGCTGGTATGCCGCGGACATTACGCCCGAGTGGGTCGCCGGGCGTGGCCGGCCGTTCCATGTGGACTATCGCGCCACCTTCACGGTGGGCATGAGCGTGAAGCGGCCCCTCCGCGAGGTTGAAGGCGAGCGCGAGATCGAGGCATATCGCTTCGTCACGATCGACGTCGTGGGTCGCTCGTCCGAGGATCTCTTGGCCGTGGTTGCCTTGCTGCCGGAGCTCGAACATCTCGGCCGGTTGCGATGGTCCACGAAAGTGCGGCTCAGCTCGGAAACGCGGTGAACAAGCGCGGAGCAGTCCCGTTGGACGAGCTGGTCCAGCTCAGGGGAACCGTCCGAAGATACCGCGATGCCCATCGTCTACCCCTGCCTCGGCTGTAAGCGCCCCACGACAGGCCGCCGCTGCCGGCGGTGCCAGGCGGCGCTCAACGCGAAGATCGACCAGCGACGGGGCTCTGCGGCGGCCAGGGGCCTCGGTAGCGACTGGCGCCGGGTCCGAGACGCGGCAGTGCGAAGGCATCTGGCGGTCTACGGCGAATGGTGTCCCGGGATGCTTGAGATCGGGCACGGCCCGCACCCTTGCCCGGCCGCGAAACTGACGGGCGATCACATCGTTCCGCGCTCCAAAGGCGGGACCAATGACCCGAGCAATTGTCGCGTGACGTGCGGCTGGTCGAACGACTCGCGCGGTGCCAAGACCTGACCTCGAAGGGAGGCCGATAGATGGGCCTCCGCGGTCCGATCAAGCAGCGCTCAGGCCGGATGCACCTCGAGGTGGTGGCTCCGCCGAGCACGGGGCTCTCCGTGAAGACGAAGGGCTGGCCGCCGGCGGCGCCGGCGAGATGGACCAAGGGCCAGAACGAAGACCGGCTGATGCCGACCTCGCTCCGCGAATGGGATCGGCTCTGGTCGAGCGATATCGCGAAGTTCTGGAAGCCTTCGGACGCCGCCACGGTCGAGCGCCTCGTGGAGGCTGAGGACGAACGCCGGCGCCTCCGGAGAGCGTGCCGCGCCAAACGAACCGTCGCCGGCTCGAAGGGGCAGGCAACGCTGAACCCGCTGAACGGCGCGCTCAAGGATGCGATCCGCGAGATCCAATGGTGTGAGGACCGGCTGGGCCTGAACCCCGCCTCACGCCAGCGACTCGGACTTCAGAAGCTCGCCGGCGCGAAGACCGCCGCCGAGCTCAACGCACTGGTGGACGGACCCGATGCCAACGGCAAGTCGCAAGAAGAAGACGAGCTCGGCATCGGCACGGACTACGCCGAAGCCTGAACCAAAGCCGACGCGCGGGATGCGCGTCATCCGCTGGATCGAAGCGAACTGCGTCCACCCGGACGGTCCGCTGATCGGCCGGCCGCTGCTGCTCGAGGTCTGGCAGAAGCTCCTCATCCTGGGGCTGTTCGCGCTCGACCCGACCACGGGCAAGCGGCTGATCCGCTGGGCCTACATCAGCATCCCGAAGAAACAGGGCAAGACGACCCTCATCGCGGCGATCGGACTCTACCTGCTGATCGCGGACGAAGAGCCGAGCCCGAAGATCGCATGCGCCGCGGCGAGCGACGAACAGGCCGACCTGCTCTTCGGCAGCGCCGTGATGATGGTCACGCTCGGACCATTGTCGGCGGTGGCTCAGGTCTACGAGCGCGAGATCCTGGTCCCGAGCCGGCCCGGCGCGAAGATGTTCCGGGTGGCCGCGGCGGCCGGGACGAACGACGGCAAGAACCTCAGCGCGGTCTTGATCGACGAGCTCCACGAGTGGGTCGGCAAGGGCGAGCAGGTCTGGGACATCCTGACCAACGGGATCGGCGCCCGCGAGCAGCCGATGATCATCCAGATCACGACCGCCGGCAGCAACAAGGAGACGATCTGCGGCCGCCAGTATGAGATGGCGAAGCGGATCCTGGCGGGCACGCTGATCGACCCGCACTACTTCGCCTACATCGTCGAAGCCCCGGAGGGCTGCGACTACCGCGACCTCAAGGTCATCAAGGCCGCAAACCCCAACTTCGGGGTCAGCGTCCAGGCCGAGTTCTACCTCGATATGCTCGGCAAGAAGACCGAGAACGTCTACCGCCGCTACTTCCTGAACCAATGGACCGAGAGCGAAGAGGCCTGGCTGCCGCCAGGTGCTTGGGGTGCCTGCTCGGTCAACCGGGTGCTGACGATCGACGATCTGGACCCGGACCTACCGCTTCACGTCGCGATCGATGCGGCGCGAACTCACGACTCGACTGCGGTGATGCTCAACCAGCAGCGCGGCGAGAAGCTCCGCCAGGTCGTCAAGAACTGGATGAACCCCTACCCGCTCGATGACCCGCGGCACGATCAATGGCGGATCGATCTGGCGACGATCGAGAACTACTTGCTCGAGCTGTTCGAGCTCTTCCCGGCGCCAGCCGCGCAGATGCCGGACTCAGACGAGATGGCACCGGGCCCGGCTTACTACTACGACCCCTGGCGCTTCGACCGGAGCGCCGAGATCCTGCGGGGCAAGGGTCTGAACATGATCGAGGTCCCCCAGACGGACTCGCGCATGGGACCAGCCTGCATGACCTACTACGACCTGATCGTAGGCGGCACGATCGAGCACGGGGACGATCCGGATTTCGCCTTGCAGATCGGCTCGGCCGTCAAGAAGGACATCAGCGACCGCGCGTGGCGGCTGACGAAGCCCCGTGGCGCTCGCAACAAGCACATCGACGACGCGATCGCCGGCTCGATCGGTGCCTACCACGCGTGGGCCATCGCCCCGGTCGTCCCGTCCACGGTCTCGATCTACGAAACCGAGCACCTCTTCACCTTCTAGCTAGGAGACGACCATGGCTGGTGACGAACTCATCTCGATTGGTGGCGCCGGAAACAAGAAGCGCTACAGGGATATGGGCGACGGCACGGTCGCCGAGGTCGTCAACGCCGGCCCGAGCGCCAACGTGTTCAAGTCGGTCGCCGCGACGGTCATCACAAACGAGACGACCGTCTGGACCCCGACCTCCGGCAAGAAGTTCTGTCTCCTGGGCTTCGTCATCACGCAGGGCGTCGCCACGGGCAACATCACCCTCCGCGACAACACAGCCGGCGCCACGATCTTGACGATCCCCGCCACCCCCGTGGGCCAGCCGCTCCCGGTTCCGCTAGGGGCGGGCATCATCTCGGCCGCCGCGAACAACGTCCTGACGGCACAGGGCGTCTCGACCGAAACAATCAGTGGCTTTTTCTACGGCATCGAGCTGTAGTCGTGGCTCGGCTCCGCCGGGCAATCGCGCGCCTCCGCAAGGCTGGCGCGCATCGCATAGGAACCGGCATCCCTGACCTGCTCGCCCTTGCGGGCGTGGCCTGCCTCGCGGTCGGCTTCAACATGTTCCATCCCGCGCTGCCCTGGCTGCTGGTCGGCGCCTACCTTGTTTCGGCCTCGCGGGCCGCCACCGATGACGGAGGCAAGCGCTGATGGGCATCTTCGCTCGAGCAGCGACCCGCGGCTGGCGCCTCGAAGTCAGCAACCCACGCACGCCCGCCTACTGGGTCGAGAAGCTCTTCGGCGGTGGCGATCTGACCGCGTCGGGGATCCGCGTCACACCCGAGAACGCGCTCGGCGTTGCCGCGATCTTCGCGGCGGTGCGGAACATCTCCGAAGACATCGCGACGCTGCCGATGTACACGTACGAGCAGCTCAAACCGCGCGGCAAGCGCCAGGCAGACGAGTTGCCGATCTACAACCTGCTGCTCGAGACGCCGAATCCGGAGATGGACTCGGTCAGCTGGAAGGAAGCGCTCCAGGGCCACCTTCTGCTGCGCGGCAACTGCTATGCCGAGATCGATTGGGACCAGGGTATGCGGCCGCGGGCGCTCTGGCCCCTGCGCCCGGACAAGATGCGCGTCATGCGCAACGGCGTCGACGTGGCGATCACAGACGGCCAGGCGAAACCCGGCGAGCTCGTCTACCGCTACACCCTGCCCGGCGGCCAGATCAAGGACTTCGCGGCCTACCGGATCTTCCACGTTCGCGGCTTCGGCTCGGACGGCATCCTGGGTTACTCGCCGATCCACCTGGCACGTGAGGCGGTCGGCTTGGCCATGGCGACCGAGGAGTTCGGCGGTCGCTTCTTTGGCAACGACGCCCGCCCTGGCGTCGTTCTGACGCACCCCGGCCATCTGTCCAAGACTGCGAAGGCAGATCTGCGCGAGGACTGGGAAGACCGTCACAAGGGCCTCACGAATGCCCAGCGGGTGGCCGTGCTCGAGGAGGGGCTGTCAGTCACTGAGGTCGGCGTCCCGCCCGAGGACGCGCAGTTCCTCCAGACCCGGACCTTCCAGCTCAACGAAGTGGCCCGGATGTTCCGGATGCCGCCGCACATGCTCGCCGAGCTCACCAAGGAAACGGGGAGCACCAGCGCGACCGAGTCGCTCGACTACACCAAGTTCACCATGCGGCCCTGGTGCGTCCGCTGGGAGAAGCAGGCCGACAAGGATCTCCTGCCGGGCACCGGCCGCTACTTCACGCGGCACCAGATGGCGGCCCTCCTCCGCGGCGATGACAAGACGCGTTGGGAGACCCACCAGGTTGCCTGGCAGATGGGGGCCAAAAATGCGAACGATGCCCTCGAGGACGAGGACGAGAATCCACTCCCAGGCGACCAGGGCACCAGGTACTTCGTGCCGCTGAACTACGTCCCGGTCGACAGCGTCGATGTCGGCTCCGGAACTCCGCCGCAGCCCAAGGAGCCAGGCGACCAGGTCAACCCGAACGGCGGCCGCTCGCAGCGTTCCGCGCGGAACGCCGTGGCCCGCGGCCGCCTCCGCGACGCCTACCGCCCGCTCTTCGCGGACGCCTACGGCCGCTCTCTTCGGCGCGAAGAGGCCGACGTCATGCGCCAGGCGCGCAAGTCGTTCGGCTCCCGCGGCGCCGGTGACTTCGGCGACTGGCTCGACGCCTTCTACGCGGCGGACAGCCACGGCGACTATGTCGCGCGGGCTCTCCGGCCGGCCCTGGACAGCTACGGCGACGCGATCGGCGCGGACGCCGCCGACGAGATCAACGCCCAGGCGCCCGACGTCACCGATGGCGTCCGCTCGATGCTCACGGGCTATCTCACCGATGCCAGCGCCGGCTGGTGCCGTCGCTCGCGCGGCGCGCTGGCGGGCGTCATGGCCGACGCTGCGACGACCGCAGCGGACCCGGTCGAGGCTCTCCAGGCACAATTCGACGACTGGGCCAGCTGGCGGCCGGCCTCACAGGCTGCCGACGAGTCAACGCGCGCCGCCGGGGCGATCACGCGCCAAGCCTGGCGCGGCTCCGGGATCCGAAACGTGTCCTGGGTCGCTCGTGACTCCTGCCCCTACTGCACGGCGCTGCATGGGCAGGTGCGCGCCATCGACGAGCCCTTCCTGGCCAAGGGCCAGCCATTCGAGGCCGACGGCGCAGACGAGCCGCTGGTCCCCGAGTCCAACGTCCATCACGCTCCGATCCACGATCGCTGCATCTGCGATCTCGCCCCTGCCCGGTAGGAGGCCATATGCTTCGAGAACAACGCGACTACGCCTTCGATCGGATCGAGGTCCGAGACGTCGGTGACGGTGCGCCCCCCGTCATTGACGGGCACGCTGCAGTCTTCGATCAGCTCTCCGAGGATCTCGGCGGCTTCCGCGAGATCATCAAGCCGGGATCGTTCTTGCTCGCCCTGGCGGCGAGCGACGTTCGGGCGCTCTGGAACCACAACCCGGACTTCGTCCTGGGCCGCCAGTCGTCTGGCACGGTGACCGTGGTAGAGGACGACCGCGGCCTGGGGACGAGCATCAACCCGCCGGATACGCAGCTGATCCGCGACATGGTCCTGACCCCGATGCGCCGCGGCGACGTCAATCAGGCGTCGTTCGGCTTCTGGATCGACAAGGACGAGTGGTCGACGATGCCGGACGGCACGCTGCTCCGGACGATCATCGCCTTCCGCGAGTTGTTCGACGTCAGCCCCGTGACCTTCCCGGCCTACCCCCAGACGCGCCTGGAGGCGCGGGCCGTTCTTACCAACGCAGGGCTCGACTTCGATGCCCTGGCCCATCACATCGCGATCTCCGAGCGCCCGGCCGTATGGCATGTGAATGAACGCGACCGCCAGCTCGTGATCGACTCGATCGACGTTCTCAACAGGGCAGCGGACTCAGGCGAGTCTGGCGCTCCCGATCCCGAGACCGTTCAGGCGAGCGGACTCATAGCGATCAGGCGGCGGCTTCTGACCCTGCGGGAGCGCGAGGCAACCATCTAGCCCAACCCCACCAGCGGCAACTCAGAGGCCCGGAGCGATCCGGGTCTTTTGGTATGCCCAGAAGGAGATCCACCGTGAACCTCCGTGAAAAGCGAGAACGCCGAGCGGCCATCGTCGGCGAGATGAAGGACATGCTCGGCGTGGCTGAGGCCGCTGGCCGCGACCTCAGTGCAGAAGAGAAGCCGCGGTACGACGGCCTTGAGAACGAGTTCGACTCGCTCGGCGCCCAGATCGACCGCGAAGAGCGCAACGCGAAGCGCGAGGCCCAGCTTGCGCAGCCGCTCCATCCCGAGACCCCGCGCGCCAACCCGGGGGCCGGCGACGGCGAGAACCGCGAAATGCGGGCCAACGCCACCCCGGAGTACCGCAAGGCGTTCAGCCAGTACCTCCGCGGGAACGGCCAGTCGGCCGAGCTCCGCGCCCTGGCGATGGACACTGACACCTCGGGCGGTTTCGTCGTCGCGCCGCAGGAATTCAGCGACCAGCTCATCAAGTTCGTCGACAACCAGGTCTTCATCCGAGGCCTGGCAACGGTCGCCCGGGTCGAGAATGCCCAGTCCCTGGGCGTCCCGTCCCTGACCGCCGATCCCGACGACGCCGACTGGACGGTCGAGCTCGGGACCGGCAACGAAGACTCCGCGATGGCTTTCGGCAAGCGCGAGTTCCGCCCGCACCCGCTGGCCAAGCGCATCAAGGTCAGCGCGAAGCTGCTCCGGGCCGCCACGGCGTTCCGGGTGGCATCGCGTGATGCCGGCGGCGCGGCCAACGGCTCAACGGTCGACGACCTGGTCCTGGCCCGACTCGGGTACAAGTTCGGAGTCGCCGAAGAGAAGAGCTTCATGACCGGCACGGGCGCGCAGCAGCCGCTCGGGCTGTTCACGGCCTCGGCCGACGGCATCCCGACCTCGCGCGACGTGCTCACCGCAGGCGCCACGGCCATCGTCGCCGACGACCTGATCAACGTCCTCTACAGCCTCAAGCCGCAGTACCAGCAGACGGCGCGCTGGGGCTTCAACCGGACCGTCGTCCAGGTCATCCGCAAGGTCAAGGACACCAACGGCCAGTACGTCTGGGCGGCCGGTGCCATCGGCCAGGCGAGCCTCGCGGCGGGCCAGCCGGACACCATCCTGGGCAAGCCGTACTTCATGTCGGAGTACGTGCCCAATACGGTGACCGCCAACCTGTACACCGGCATCTGCGGCGACTTCAGCTTCTACTGGATCGCCGACGCCCTCGACGTCACCGTCCAGCGGCTCGTCGAGCTGTACGCCGAGACCAACCAGGTCGGCTTCATCGGTCGCAAGGAGACCGATGGCATGCCGGTCCTGGCCGAGGCGTTCGCCCGCCTGACCCAGCACAGCTAACCGCAGCCGGGCCCGGTGGCGGCTCCTCCCCGCCGGGCCACTCTCTCGACTGATCGCGTTCCGCGCGCGGAACGCTCCCCTGCTCAGCCAAGGAGCATCAACGTGAGCAACCTCTCCAACACCACTCGGGTCGTCCGAGTCATGAACGCCATCGCGGCCGGCGTCACGACCCCGCAGTCCAGCTCGGTCGTCGACACGATGGGCTTCGAGGGCGTCCGCTTTATCTTCCTGCTCGGCGCCACGGTTGCCGGCGGCGTCCCGCAGTGCAAGGTCCAGGACGGCGCAGCGGCCAACCTCTCGGACGCCGCCGACGTCCTGGGCTCCGGCTACATGAACGTGCCGAGCACCGACGACAACCAGGTGACCATCGTCGACGTGTACCGGCCGCGCAAGCGGTACCTGCGAGCGCAGGTCATCCGGGGCACGCAGAACACGACGATCGACGGGATCATCGCCGAGCTGTACGAGGGCGACTCCCTGCCGAAGGCCAAGGACGCCACCGTCGCCAGCGGCAAGATCCTGGTGTCAGCAATCGACGGCACCGCGTAGTCATCACTTCTCCGAGCAATGAATACGGCCGGGAGGCCTCGCTTCCCGGCCGTTTCCTTTGGAGGTCTGAGCCATGTACCGGGCAGTTGTGACCATCGCTGGCATCTACGGCACGTTCCCCGAGGGTGATCCGGTTGCCGGCATTCCCGAGTTGATCCTGAAGTCCTGGCTGGATGCCGGTCTCATCGAAGAGGCTCCGGAGCCCGCTCCTGAGCGCGCCATCGAGCCCGCGCCGCAGCCCACGTTCGAGCCGGCCGAAGATGCCTCCGAGCCCAAGAAGACCGGCAAGAAGGCGTGACGCCTGAGGCGCCACAGCCAGCGCCACAGCCTGAGGTGCGCATCGCCGCGCCGCCGGAGCGAGCCGTCCGACCCGCTCCGGCCGAGGCTGTCCGGCCCGTCCCCGAGAAGGCCACGCGCACCGCGCCCGAGCGCGCCACGAGGTAGACCGCCGTGCTGAACCTGCTGCGCATCGATGTTCCCGAACCCGCCGAACTGCTCGCCACGGGCGGATTCGGCGCGGGCGCTTTGATCCGGGTCGAGAGCGCGACAGCAGCGGCCGGCCCCTGGACGGAGATCGGGACGACGGCGCTCTCGGCGACCGTCACGAGCTACCTCTACTGCGACGCCACCGGGACCGACGGCACCTGGTACCGCTGGCGCATCAGCAACGCGGCCGGGATTCTCGACGGCGACTACAGCGACCCCTGGCAGGTGATCGGGGGCGTCCGGACGGGACTCTGCCTGCTGGAGAACGTTCGCCGGCGTCTCGGCTATCCCGAGGCGAACCACAACGATGACATCGACCTTGACCGCTTCATCACCGCGGTCACGCGAGTGGTCAGCAACTACACCGGGCGCCAGTTCGTCGGCGACGTCACCGATGGCGTCTACCTCTTCGATGGCCTGGGCACGGCTCACGTCCGCGGCCAGGGTCGCGTGCTGGTCGTCAAGCGTGGCATCGGGTCCGTCACGACTCTGGAGATCGCGCCGGCGACCGGCTATCCCTACGCCGTCGTCAACCCAGTCGACTACTTCCTGCGCCCGAGCATTGCGGACCGCGACCTGGGCTGGCCGGCGACGAAGATCGTCCTCACCGACGTCCCGACCCAGCTCAACCCCTCGCTCTACATCAACATCCCGAGCGGCCACGACGTCGTTCGGCTGACCGGCCGCCTGGGCTGGGTCGAAGTGCCGCCGGACATCGAGATGCTCGCCGAGAACCAGGTCGTGCGGCTCTGGCAGGCGCGCCTGGCCAACGGCTCGGACCAGGTTGGAAACAGCGCCCTGGGTGTCACGACCATTACGCGGAACTGGTCCATCGACGAGCGGCGGATGCTCGAAGAGGGCTACCGCGACTACGCGGAGGGCTGAGCGATGGCCGACCCCTCCAACTTCGAGGTCACCCTCGTCATCCCTCAGGAGCTCAAGGATCGCTTCGAGAAGCTGGCCGATTTCAAGGGCTACGTCAAGCCGGCGGTCAAGGCCGCGCTCAACGAGTTCTACCAGCAGGAGCGTTCGCACATCCGAGGCGGCCACTCCGGCGGCAACAGCGCGGCCGGCTCACTCGGCAGCCGGACCTGGACCGATGAGGTGGGTGTCAGCGGCAAGACCGGTCCCCGCGGCCGACAGCATCGCGACGGCTACCTCGCCGCGCTCTTCCTGCAGACCGGCACCGGGGTCTTTGGCCCGAAGCATGCGGAGATCGATGCATCGGGCACGGGCCTCAGACGTCCGGACAGGCGCCCGGTCAAGAAGGCGATGATGTTCCCCTCCCAGATGGTCGTCGAGCAGCGATTCGGCGCCCGGGCTTCGATCTTCACCAAGACCGGCCGCCAGACGCGGCGCAGCCAGAAGATGTACGGCACCGCCGGCATGGCGATCGTCAAGTCCACCCAGGGCATGCCCGCGCAGCCGTGGTTCGCCGAGAGCGAGCGTGCAGGGCACCACCGAGCGCAGGAAGCGTTTCAGGCGTCGATCCACCAGGCGCTGACGGCGGGAGGTTCCAATGCCAAAGCCTGACGTCGACTGGGATCAGGTGGCGGCTGCGCTGGCCACTAAGGTCGGCGCGATCGCCGGCATCAACAGCTCGACCTCGTTGGTGCCCGACGGCTCACCCATCCTGCCCGCCGCCATCGTCCTGCCGCCTGTGCTCAGCATGATCGAGACGGCGTCCACCGAGGGCTACACGGCACGGTTTCCGATCTGGATCAACTTCGCGCGGCCAGGCGACACGGCCACCGCGCTCGCCTTCCTCTATCCGTTCATCAAGGCGCTCTTTACCGCCTTCCGAACCGGCCGCGAGCTCGGCGGCCAGGTCGATACGAGCCGCCTGATCTCTTCCGAACCCGTCGACGGACGCGAGTACGGCGGGAACTACCTGAGCATCCGGGCCGAAGCCGAGGTGCTTGTCCAAGTCGTTGTCGCTGGAATGAGGACTGCCTGATGCCCACCAAGAAGCTCGTCCATCTGGTCCCCGACCGCCTGGTCGATAGGACCGGCGCCTACCACTACAGCGAGACGGTGCCGAACGTGGAGTTCGACGCCGAGCCCGCAGATGCCAAGGCCCTGATCGCCTCCGGCGCCTTCCACGCGATGGAGGCGCCACCGCCGATCGAGCCCGAACCCCAGCCCGAAGGCCCCGCGTCTGCGGGGCCTCTTGATTCAGCGGCCACGCCGGCCGAGAAGGAGTAACCGCCGATGCCTGGTGCCGCATGGACCACCAAACTCCAGGGCGTGGTCGAGGCGACTCGATACACACCCATCGCCGCGACGCGCGTCTGTGCCGATCTGCTGACCCCGGTGATGCCGGTCTGGAAGTACGACAAGATCCAGCGGGCAAGTCAGCGGGCCTCGCTGCATCCGCTCTTCGACCCGCCCATCACCGGCAAGTACAACGTCGACATCCCCGGAATCAAGCTCCGGCCGACGTTCGAGAGTCTGCCCTGGTGGCTCCTGGGCGGAATCAAGGGCGGCGTGACGGGCACGATGACCAACACGTCGGTCTACACCTACACCTTCGCGCCAACCGGCACGACCGACGACCGCAAGAGCTACACGCTCGAACTCGGCAACGACACCGCGGCCTACCAGATCGGCGGCGCGCTGATCTCCAAGCTGACCCTCGGCCTCTACGCCGACAAGGCGGCAACGCTCGACATCGACGTGACGGCCCAGAACTTCGTCGCTCAGGCGTTCACCGGAGCCCTGACCCCGGTCGTTTGGGAAGAGATCAACGGCTCGCTCTTCACGGGCTTCATCGACACCACGACCATCGGCGCCACAGCGGCCAAGATGACCGACGCGCAGCTGGAGATCCAGCTCCCGTGGACGTGGCTCTGGATCGGCGACGGGAACCTGTATCCGGCCCTCGCGGTGCCAAAGATCTACAGTGCCAAGCTGATCACCACCACGTTCTTCGACTCCACGGCCAACCTGCTTGCCTTCCAGGCCAACACCTACCGCAAGGTGCGCGTCGCGGTCACCGGCTCGACGATCGCGGGCTCCTCGCCGACGACTCCCAAGAGCGCGACGCTCGACTGGTACGGCTACTTCACCGACAGCTCGCTCCAGGTGGCCAGCGATCTCTGGATGGTCAAGTCGACGGGCCAAGCCACGTTCGATCCCACGGCCGCCGCCCCGTTCTCGATTGCCATCGCGAACGGCCTGACGATTCTGCCGTGAGCCAGCGCAAGGCAACGGGGCCGGCCGCAAAGCCGGCCCCCGCTCCCGATCCTGCGATGGACAAGGACGGCGTCATCCGGTTCGCCGACGGCGATTGGGTGAAGCTCGCCATCGATCCCATGCACTACCAGGCGGATGAGCTGCTCGACGCCTTCATGATCCTCGCGCAGAATCGCCCCGCCGCCATGTCCGAGGTGATGAACGCCTCGATCGTCGCCTTGATCGAAGACGGCGCCGTGACCCCGCGGGATGGTGGGCCCCCCGTCAGCCTGCGGCGTGGTCCGGACCTCAAGCCGACGCCAGAAGCCCTCGCCGTGCTCCGGACCGTCAGCCAGGCGACCAAGATCACGCCGATCTGGAACGGCGTGCTACGGATCCGCGAGGGCCTCCCGAGCCCAAATCTGTTGAGGGCGAAGTAGCCCACGTCTTCGCCCACCAGGCCACGGCCAGCGGCTCTTTTCGGGCTGCCTACCTCCTCTGCGCCAACGCGCACGGTGACGGCTTCGGCAACCTCGTCTTCCCCGATGCCTGGCGCTCCTACGACGAGCTCCAGCGCACCCCCGAGCGGATCGTGCTGTACGTCCGTGCCATCCGCACCTTCATGGCCGACTCCGCTCGGGCGACCTCATCTCTCAACTCCCCTGGAGGCTGATCTGGCATGGGTAGCAACGACGAACAGCTCCAGATCATCGTCCGGGCGGTCGATGAGGCAACCGCGACCCTGAAGTCCGTCCATGGCCTCATCACCCAGTTGGGCGGCACCGCCGAGGAGAGCGCGACCAAGACCGGCAAGCTGTCGGGCGCGCTGTCGGCATTCGGGTCGATCGCCCAGGGCATCGGCATCGGCATCGGCATCTCGCTCTTCAACGACCTGACCAACGCGATCGGCCGCATCGTCGATGCCATCCCCCAGGCCGTCGAGGCGGGCTACGCCTGGGCCCAGCAGATCTACCAGCTGCAGATCGAAACCGGCATGACGGCGGAGCAGACCAGCTCTCTCGCCGCGATCATGCGCGAGCTCGGCGTGGACATGGGCACCGCGGACCGCCTCTTCGCGATGTTCGGCAAGAACCTCGATACCCACGAGAAGCTGTTCACCAATCTGGGCATCGCGACCCGCGACGCGAACGGGCAATTCCTCGACACCTACACGATCATCCGCAATCTGCAGCAGGCGTTCTCCTCGCAGGGAGACTCGCTCGCGAAGACGGCAGCGGCGCAGGAGCTCTTCAGCCGCACCGGCTACACGATGCTCGACTTCCTGAACCTGACCGATGCGCAGATGCGGCAGCTCACGATCGACGCGGGCAACGCCGGCATGGTCCTGGACCAGAGCACGACCGATGCCGCCCACCGCTTCGGGATCGAGATGGGCAATCTCGGCAACATCGTCACCGGGATCCAGACCTCGATCTTCGCCGGGCTCGAGCCGACGCTCGAGGGGTTCGTGACCTCTTTCGGCGCCTATGTCGAGGCCCACCTCAACGACATCGTGGCGTACGCCGTGTCCGTGGCCAACTTCGTCATGGGCGTGATCGGCGGCATCTTTGGAGTCGACTTCGGCGGGGCGGCCGGCGGACCGGCCGGTGGACCAGGCGGCGAATCCAGCGCGCCCGCTCCCGTTAACAGGCCAGCACCCGGCACAGTCGGCGCCGCGCCGGCGGCTGGCGGCGGGGGGGGCGGCGGATCGGCAAAGGACCCCTATGCCGAGTCGATCAAGGCGCAGACCGCGGCCATCAGCGCCCAGATCGCCGCGCTCAAGGATCTCCAGGCCACGGAGCAGGCTCAGCAGCAGCAGGCCGACCTCGAAAAGGCGATCACCGACGCGAAGACCGAGCTCGCGAACCTCCAGGCGTCCTCCGTCGACACCTACGGCCTCAGTGCCGCCGAGCAGATCAAGGCCCAGCAGAAGCGCGAGGCCGACATCCTCGCGGCCAAGGACAAGGTCCAGACCACTGAAGTCAGCCTCACGGACTGGAAGAAGAAGCAGGACGAAGCGGCCCAGCTCGCCGAGCTTAACGCGGAGAAGCAGCATCTGGCCGATCTCCTGGCCGCCCACCAGGCCGTGAATGGCGGCATCACGGCCGGCGTCGGGGCCATTGCGCCCATCGTCGGCTCTACGTTCACCGGCCTGAACACCACCATGGCCGGCGCCCTCAAAGATTTCACCACGAACGCCACCAGCGCCCGGGATGCGGGGGTCAAGGCAGGCGCGGACCTCAGAGTGGCCCTTGCGCAGCTCCTGGGCGCCATGGGTGGGCTCGCGGGCGCCGTCGGGGTGACGGGCGGCATCATCAACACGTTTGTCCTCCAACCGCTCCAGTGGCTCAATGAGAAGCTCTCCCCGGTGGGCGGTCTCGCTTCGATGCTCTATCCCATCCTGCCCCTCCTGGGATGGCTGAACGGCTACCTGAACGACACCGGCGGTCTCGCTTACTGGGCGAAGCGGGGCGGCGACGCCCTCCACGGCCTCTTCGAGCCCATCGGCACCATCACGGACCTCTTCCGGGACATGCTCGACCCGCTCCACAGTCTTCAGACGCTGATGGACAACATCAGCCACATCGACTTCAACCCGCTCGACCACCTGCCGCACTTCGCCGAAGGCGGCAGCGTAAGCAAGCCGACTCTCGCTTGGCTCGGTGAGGGCGGCGAGCGCGAATACGTCATCCCCGAGAGCAAGATGCGCCAGTTCGGCATACCCGGGGGGGTCTCGGCAGCGGGCGCCGGGACCGGCGCTACCACCCTCCAGATCATGGTCGACAAGCGGATCCTGGGCCAGATTGTGAACGAAGCCATAGGCCGCCTGATGCCGGCCGTCACCCGCGGCCTGGTAGCCAGCTCATGACCGCCCCCTACGATCTGGTCGTCCTCAACATCCCGAACCTGGTTGCCTACTACCGCCTCGGGGAGCCGTCGGGCACCGTCGCTCATGACATCTCACCGATCGCGAATAACGGGATCTACTACAACACCCCGGCTCTCGGGATAGCCGGCCCCTTGGTCAACGACTCGGACACCGCGGCAGGTTTCGCCTCGGCGTCCTCCGAGTACATGGAAGCCACGTCCAACGCCGCCTACAACTTCGGAACCGGCAACTACAGCCTGAGCTTCCTCTTCAAGCGCAGCGGCAATCCGACGGCTCCCGAGTTCATCCTGTACCGCGGCGACGGCTCTAACGGCTGGGGAGCCTATATGGACACGGCGGGGCAGCTTCGCACCCCGATTGGCGCGCTGATCGTCACCAGCGCCTCGGGTTTGGCGGATGGGGCCTGGCATCACGCCCTGCTCGTCATGGACCGCGGCGGCAACGGCGTCTGGTACATCGACGGCGCGATCAGCGGTTCACCCGTTAACATCTCCAGCGAGTCGACCCGCAATCTCACCAATACCTCGGTCCTCGATGTCGCCCAGTGCTGGACCACCGGCAACTACTTCAACGGGTCGCTCGACGAGATTGCGGTATGGGCTACATGGCTTAAAGCCACACAGCGCGCCGCCCTTTGGGCCTCCGCCAGCCTCGGCCCCTCGCCGCTCACCCTCTGGGTCGGGGGCCTGGACATCACGGGCCTCACGGACCTGTCTTCCTATGTCGTCGTGGAGTCCGGCTGCCGCCAGCCTGGGCAGCTCAACTGCACCGTGCTGGACTCGACCATCAGCCTGGGACTCGCCCCCAAAGCCCTGACGCAGCTCTGGGACAACAACGACGGCCGCTTCGTCTTCACGGGCTACCTCAACCCGGCCCAGCTCGATACCCTGGGCAACGGTCGGTCGTTCCAGCTGACGTGCGACGACCTCGGCGAGATCCTCGACCTCTCCCTCGTGCCCTCCGAGTCGCGGCCGGCCGAGACGCTCTATGCCCGGATGGTCTATCTCCTCTCGACCTACGGGCCGTTGATGCCCCAGATCTGGACGTACATCGTCAACCCGGGGCCTTCGCTCCCGGCCTGCCTGCTGGAAAACACGACCCTGCGCGGCGCAATCGAGATGACCTGCTCACTGGCCGGCACCGGCTGGTACTACTGGTCCGACGGCGCGGGCCTGCTTCACGTCACGAACTCCACGGCAGACACAGCGCCGTTCGCGCTCGATACCCGGACCCCCGCTGGCGGCGAGGTCAACCCCGAGGAACCGTTCACCATCACCCGCGACAGCAAGTCGCTCGTCAACGCCTACTACATGCGAGGCGCGAACGCGGCCGGCAGCGGCTGGGTCACGAATTCTGGCAGCATCACAGCCTACGGCCGGCGCGAAGCGTATTACGACGCGCCGAACGCCACCACCTGGGCGATGGCCCAGGCCGTCGGCAACGCGCTCCTCGACACCAACGCCTGGCCCTCGCTCCAGGGCCAGGTCCACATCACCGGGGCGAACGGCTGGAAGCCCGGGCAGATCCTCGACATCAGGTATGCGGCCCACTTCGACATCTGGACGGACACCTACTTCCGCATCAACCTCGTCACCCGCTACTACTTCGCCGGCGGCAACACGAAGGCCTACGACATCCAGTTCGGCGGGCTCATCCCGCTCTGGGCCTACTCGGCCCCGCCGCCGCGATCCGTCGTCGGTAAGAAGATCGGCACTGGCACCGTCGGCATAGAGCCGTTCGCCCCGTGGGTTCGGCCTGTCGTGATCGTCTCCGCCCTCCCCGGCCTGCCGGATACGAACTATCCGGCGGACTCCTACGCCATCCTCACGACCGACCATAAGCTCTACCAGAACCTCAGCGGGTCCTGGGTTAACGCCATCAATCAGAGCCTGCCCGTGGGCTTTTCCGGCATCCCACCGGTCGGCTCGCTGCCGGGCCTGCCCAACGCTGCGTATCCCATCGGCTTCGTGGTCTTCCTTACGACTGACGGCAAACTCTACCGCAACGTCGCGAACGTCTGGGTCAAGGCCACCGACGGGGCGGACATCACGGCGGGCACGATCACGGGTGACCGGATGGTGGCCGGCACCATCACGGCCTCGCAGATCGCTGCCAACACCATCACGGCCGCCCAGATCGCCGCCGGCGCAATCGGCGCGACTCAGCTCTCGGTCGGGATCAACCGGAACACCTGTCCCAACGGCAGTTTCGAGAACTACGTCGGCTCGATAGGCGCGGACCTTTCCACCAACGCGCTACTGGCAGCGGCCGTGCCCGGTTGGGAGCTCGTCGTTCATCCGGCCGGAAGCACCATCAGGGTGTGGCAGGGTTCGCCCTATCAGGGCGCCAATTGCATGCAGCTGATCCAGGGTTCTACGCCTGCGGCCATGTCCGTCTATTCGGCGCTGGTCCCGGTTAGCCCTGGAGAGATCTACGGCGTCCGGGCCTGGGTCCGGGGCTACTACCTGAACACCTCACCCGCGTATGCGAGCCTCTACATCCAGTGGTACAAAGCAGACGGCTCGGCCTCGGCCACGGCCAACACTGCAGTGTTCACGAACTACAACGTGGGGGCGTCGGCGACCTGGATTGAAGAGACGGGCCGAGTCGCCGCGCCGAGCGATGCGGCTTTCGCGCGGGTGAGGCCCTACAGTCCGGCGACTTCGACTGCAACTGCTCAGGTCGCGTTCGATGCGATCGAGTTCTACCCCGCCGCCTACGACGCCGCGGGCCATGTGACGATCGATTCGACCGGCGTCGCGATCACCAACGGCGAATTGACCGTCACCAACGCCGGCTCGACCGTCATCATCGACGGTACGAGCGACATATTCAAGATCGTGGCGACGGGTACAATCACGGTCCCCGCCAACGGTACGGCCCCAGTACAGAATACGAACACAGTCAACCTGTCGACGGGACTCACATATGTGCCCGCATCTCTGTGGTTTCAGCAGCAATCTGGGTACTCTGCCACAATGCCTTTCCTCAACTTCAACAACGCAAACGGGGCAGCACTTCAGTACAACTCATCGGAATGCTGGATGCCGTCGTCTGGACATACAGGCATGTGGGCGTCCGCTCTTACCATCTCAGGAACCGTCGTGGCATGGACATTTCGCTACTACGCTCTAGTGGAGACTGGATACTAAATGCTGGCCATGCTTCTTGCCTATGACAATGAGGGAGTCGTCGTGGCAACACTCGATTATCTCGTGGTCCGGAACGCCGCCAGCGACGTTGTTGGACTAGCTGACTTCGACGCCCACGAGGCCGCGGGGGGCAAGCTGCGCGACATCTGGGATGTATCCAATGCCACCGGCTCGGGCACCTGGCCTGAATGGCTCGGCTCCGGCGCGCATGACTTCACGGTGGAGCTGGACAAACAGAAGCGCATCGCGGCCCTCGTTCACAAGACGAGCGGGTATCGGCGCGAGCGGGCTGCCGTCGAGGCCGCCATCGCAGCAGTGGAGCCGAACGCTGCCGGGGCGAAGGATATCCGCCATATCGTCGGCGGACCGGATCGCCCGATGGCGCTGGACAAGGACGGCAAGACCGCCCCGCGCCTCGTTGGCGGTACACCCGCGCATCTGCCAGTGATGGGCGCCGGCTGAGCCTTCCCGGACCCTGCATCTCAATCCCCCGCTCTCTTCGGAGGGCGGGGCTTTTCGGCGTCTCTAGGAGGCTCGGATAACCACCTCGAACACGGGCCCCTCGTTGCTAAACATGTTGCCGCGGTAGGACATCCGCACCTCGCCAGCAGGCGCGACCTCATAGACGACGTAACCCGAGGCCTTCCGGCCATTCGGCAGCGTACCCGACGAGAGCCTTGGCTCCGGACCGTAGAGGACGATGGAGTAGTTCTGGACGGCCTCGCCGGCGCAGAAGACCTGCCAGTCGAATGGGTTGTAGTCGACGCCATCGGTGAGGGCTTCATAGCTGACCTTGGCCTGGATGAAGACGTTGCCTGCGATCTGCGGCTTGTCGTTGCTGTAAGTGCCCTTGTAGGAGCTGACCACCTTGACGTCGGAAATCATGATCTTCGCCCAATCCGAGCCGCCTTGGATCACAGTGACGGTGTCGCCGATCTGGTAGGTCTTGGGACCTGCGGGCGTGGGGCTGGCCGTTAGAAGCGGCGTTTCGGTCGAGATCGCCGCCGCAGGACTCGCCCCGGCAGCCGATGTCGATGCCGAACCGGTAGGCTTGGCCGGCGTGACCGTGCCGACCGCCTGAGCTGAGCACCCGGCCGCTGCCAGGGTTGCCGCCAGGCTCAGAACCAATGCCATCCGTCTCATATTCTCGCGACCTTCCGTTAGCCCCTGAGCAGCAGCAGCGCCAGCAGGATCGGGGCTACGACCGCCAGCAACAACAACCCAACAGCCTGCCATCTCGTGGCTTTGTCCATCGCTATGCACCTTCCCGCGCGGAATGTGGACAACTACCGTGACGAGGCGGCTGTCTCTGTCGTCTCCTAATGTACTCGTCGAACAAGCAGCACTGGCGGGAACCGATGGAGCAGCTCGTCGTCAACG